CACGTAAATCCCGTACATTACCAACGCCTTGTAAATTAATTGCGGCTTTTTGTTCTTCCGTAAGCGTCAACTTGTCAATAAATTGACTGTAAAAGGCCTGGTAACCAAAATTGATGTCGCCCATGGCGTGGGCGTGGAGGGCGGGGGGGGCGTCTGGTAATTCTGGCAATCAAGTTAATCCTGCCAATCCAGGAAACACAGGCAATGCTGGAAACCAAGACCTCACCGGCCCTACTATTGATTCTTCTACAACCACCGAAGTTAAAACAGAAATAACTCCAGATGGTAAAGAAAAGATCATAGAAAAGGTAACTGTCAAACAAATCGTCGACATTAGAGACGATACTAAGAGTAAAATCGAAGAACTTTTAGCCTAAGAAAGAAAGTATGACAACTCCTAATCTAGACTCAGTAACTCTATTAATGGCTCAACGTATTGCTGCAAATAAAGCAGAAGCAGCAGCAATTAAAGGAGACGTTGAAAAGGTTAAAACATCTCAGGCTGAATACGACAAAAGAACAGCCGAAGCTCTTGAAAAGGCTAAAACAGTCGAGGGCAAAATTGCTACAACAGAACAATCTGTAGAGCAAGTTAAGCTACAAGCAGAGGCAGCTAAACAACAATCGACAGAGGCCAAAGAGCAGGTCGAGGCTGCTAAACAGTCTGCAGAATCGGCCAAACAAGAAGTAGCGCAACATAAAGCCGCGGCAGAAGAGGCTAAAACAAAAGCCGAACAAGCCCAGACTAAAGCACAAGAAGCACTAGATGCAGCTAAAGAGGCTAAATCTTCTATTGTTACTCCTACTGTTGATATCACTGTCGGACAAGAAGGCGATATCAAAGTCAACAATAAAGACACTGGTGTAAAAGTCGTTACCCCAGAAACTGTTGGTAATGAAGTAGGTAAAGCACTAGGCTCTGAAGATGCAAGTTCTAAAATCCTCAAAAAACAAATTGAGGCAACTGCATCAGAACAAACCCTAAAACCACAACTTAAAGTTGCACTCGAATCAAGCATCTTCTACATCGAGGACGCACTGACAGAAGAGCTACGCAACAAAGTTATGTCTCGTTACTACGAACCTCTGGATAAGAAAGAAGAAGGCAAACGAGATGCGAAAGAAATTGTTCGCCTGATCCAAGCCTGGTATGACAAACTCCCTTCTCACTCATACATCTCTTCTCGCGGCGGCGTATTCCCATTTACCAAAAACAAGGGTTACAGACCAGAATACTACGGTGCAGATAACCGTTCTATTAAACGCAATGGTAACGACCCACAAACAATGGTAGTTCACGGTCAACAACCATGTATCTCTTTCTACAAATCTATCGGCAATAAATTTGATTTTAAACTAGCCAAGTTTATTATCGAAGAAATGGGCCAAGACGCATTCCACCTTTGCGGCGATTCAGTAGATAACGAAATCATCCACGGCGGTACAATTACCAGTCGTGCCTATATGGAATTCGGCTACAAAAAAGGTGCAGACCGAGACAAAATGCTCTTCCCTCCTATCGATGGGTGGACTAAAGAAGCTCCTCACATCGGCACTGGTTGCGGCGATAAAGGCACAGCAGAAGCAGGTTTCAACACTACTACCCAACGCCACGACATTGCCGGTTATATGAACAACGGCTATGAAGCGCAAGATATCCAACAACCGGACGATTTCGACGAAGCTAAAATCATGGAATTGCTCCGAGCTGGTTCATCTCTACGCTTCCGTAGTGCAGGTGGATACTTCAACGCTCAAGGCAAATCAGAATTCCCACAAGCAGATGGTACTACCTCTCCTAAATGGGGAACTTGGCGTGGTGGTCAACATGGTAGCCGTGCATATGGCTGGCGCCTATTCGGTACTCGTAATACTGTAGTCCGTTACTTCGACGTTCGCGGTTTGACTGGTGGTGCAATTAACTGTGGTCTATATGGCACTCCAATGGGTGAAGCAGTTGATGCTCGTGACTCAGAAGCTGCATTTAAAGCTGGTATCGTAGCAGTTAATACCAAAATCACTGGCGGTTACTTTACACACAACTACACTTGCGGCGTAGAATGTATCCGTGCATCTGGCTTTGAATTGACAGGCATCTATGCTCCTGACTCTGTAGTCGGACACCCTGATGCTCACCTTGAACATGCTCGTGGTATTGGCGGCGGTACTTCCCTAGACCCAGGCTACCAACAATGTACTTCTCGTTACTTGCCAATGGATAACATCTTTATCCACGGTAACGTATTCGGCCGCGGTATGCGTAAAGTCATGGACATTCACACCGGTAACAACGTTCGAATCATCAACAATAAAGGCGAGGCCCAATACTACGGCGTATCGACCGTAATCGAAGAACTCTTCGCTGGTAAACTTATCGACAACAAAGACCGCAACAGTAAAGACATTGCAGATCCTCATTCGTTCTACTATCAAGATAGCAACATCGAGGTTCGCGGCAACACTATTCTTTCTGGTCAGTTTGGTTTGCATCCTATCAACGGCGCAAAAGGTGTTAAATTCCGTCGTGACGGTAAGAAATGGTGGTTACGTTGTCATCAGGTCTGGGCAGATAACGTCGTATACGCTCCTCGTGGTATCCAATGTAACTTCGGTCATAACCACTTCCTGATTGAGAACAACCAATTTACCTTTGCTCTTCCATTTGGCGAGTTCTGGGGTATGCGTTCTATCTCCGGTTTGACTATTACAAACCAAGGCTCTGGTTATACTACTCCTCCTAACGTCATTATCGAGGGTGGCGGTCCAGAGGCGTTTGGTGCTAAAGCCTCAGCCAAGATCAAAGATGGCAAAGTTATTGAGCTCAAACTAGACCGTATGGGTAGCCGTTATTCAGAAGTTCCTACTATTCGTATTGAAGGCGGCGGCGGTGAAGGTGCAACAGCAACTGCATCTATTAACACTGCAACCTATGGTATGCTTGTAGGTGCTGAACCACAATACGGCGAAATGCTCGGATGTGTTATCGCTAAGAACTGGGTACAAAACTCTCCAGAAGGCAACTTCGCGCGTCAAATCGTTATTGGTCGACTAAGAGGTTCAAGCTTCATCTCCAACTACACTGACGTAACTCCATTCTCAAGTGTAGAAAAAGGTAAACTTCCATTCGGTGATCCATACATCTCCGTCTCTATGAAGTATCGAGATGGCTTGCAAAGTATGGGTTTCTACGGCGGTTCCCTGGATAGCTGCGAAGTCTTCGGTAACTATGAATACAACCAGCTGACTCAAAGCCTAAACGCATGGACTGGCAAAAACGTTAATAGTGACTCTCATAAAAACTACATGCCTACCAACTACCAGGCTGCAGCAAACGTAGCAGAGATTGCTAAACTTGCGGCCAAGATTTTCGAACTTGAGAAGAAACTTGCAGCGGCTCCAGCCACTCCTGCTCCTACTCAACCTCCGGCAGCTCCAGCACCAGCAACATCTGAAAACCAGCCAGCAGCAACACCTGCTCAACCTGCGGGAACTGAAACGACTCAGAATCCTCCAGCATCAGGAGAAGCTACTCAAAATCAACCAGCATCAGGAGAAGCTACTCAAAATCAACCAGCTACACCAGTAGCACCTGCTCCGGCGGTAGAGAGTCCTCAACCAGCAGAAGTAACACCAGGTGAAGCAACAGCCCTAGATTTCTCTGAATTAGCAGCAACTGCAGAAACAGCAGAGTCTGGACACATCAAGCTGAAAAGCATCAACTCTTCTCCTAGAGGCGGCGAACCAGAAAACTGGGCCGGTCCGGTAAAAGAATTTGATGGCCATAAAGCTATGATCACTTCACACTCAGACGGCAAGGGCTTCCGCTTCTTAGAAACAGAAGGCTTTACAGCTAAAGCTGGTGAAGACAGAGCTATCGTTCTTCCATTCAGACAATCAAGAGGCGGCTCAACAGGTTCTGCATTCTCACTCTCTGTATTGAAAGATACTTCAGTTCTTGCTCCGGCACTTATCTCTACCAATGAAGAAGCTGGCTTCAAACTGCGTCATTACGCTGGTGTTAAAATCAACGGTAAGGATATTGACCCGAACAAACTTTACGAGTATGATAAATGGTATGTCGTCACTATTGTAATTAAAGCTGGCGTAGACTTCAACAAAGTTAGATTCGGTGCAAACCAACATGCTAACTCTGTCAGATTCGTAGCAGTAGGTTCAGGTATCGAGTTTATTGAAGGTAACACTTCTAAGGCTGATGAAAAAGCAACAGCACTTATGACTCAATACGGCGTAGCCCAATAAGGACTAAAGATGGAAAAAGAATTACTTCTTTCCCAAATCGAAGAGCTTAAGCAGCACTGTCGTCATCTCCAGGACAACATCAAAGAGATGTTCGAAAACGACAACCAGGGCGGCGGGATGGCTCTAATCGATGAACTTCAAGATGCAGAGTTTTTAATCGACCTTAAAAAGGCACGAGTAGAAGAACTGGAACAAGAAGGACAATAATCAAATGATAGAAACCATTACCATAACTGGTACTGGCGAATCTGTCTATGAAGTTCCTGCAAAAGCAAAACGCGGGACGGTTAAGTCTAAAAACGAAGTTTATCAAGTACAAGAAGTAGACGGGAGCCTGGACACAAATTCGGGCACCGTCCTTGTATTGGCAACACCAGAGCTACCAGTAGGCTTTAAACTAGAACTAGAATACGAAGTTCCAGATACAGAAGCACTACAAAGAGTAGAACGAGCAGTCTTTGGAGAACAGCTAAAAGCTTCTTCCCTAAAAGACATCATCGTTGTCTTAACCAATATCATAGAAAGACAAAACAACTTAGAAAAACTCTTATACGACAAAGTAGGATACTCCGAACTAGATGCAGCTGTTCATCCAGTTAAAGAGTCTCTAAGCCTAATCGTAGAAGACATCAAGTTGCGTCAGCAAACAAAAGAAACGGCCAAAGGTAAAGGTAAAGCAACCAAAACCGAAACAGCCGCAACATTTGATTTATCTCCTACCGTAATGAAGAAAGTCGAAGACCTTCTAAACGGATAGGCAAAACAAAGCCCCGGCACCAATTAAGGTGTCAGGGATATTTTTATGGGTTAAACATACAACGCTTTGTTATATGTATCCGGCGTGAAAAATTTCAGAGGGTCCAATCGTCCAGTAAGGCCTTTGCCTGGATGTTGGGAAGTTCTCACTTCAAAGTGCAAATGAGAACCCTCTGCCATATTTCGCATAGTACGAGCATTACCAGAAGAGCCGGTAAGGGCAACAGGATCGCCAGCCTTAACTCTCTGTCCCTCTTTAACAAGGATGTCTTTAAGGTGTGCATATGCAACGTACAAACCGCGGTCAAGCTTAATGATAAGCATACGACCATACCCATTGTCGTCAGTTGTTTTGACAAAAGTAACTACGCCGTCATCAACAGCATAGCATCGGTAGTTATTCGGAACAGCAAGGTCAACGCCTTGATGCGCTCGAGTCCCACCATTACGAACCATACCAAAACCGGCAGAACGAACAGATGCTAATTTAGCAGTTCGAAGAACATTGAACCCATGTTTCAAAGGCTGAAATTTAAATCCGCCCGGTAATGGGTCATAATTGCTCGTAGATGGCTTTTGAATAGTTGGAAGGGGATTTGTATTAACTGCAGTAGAAACGCTCTCTACGGCCGTTTTTGGCGCCTCTGCGTTCACTTCTTCCACTTCCTCGTAGCTATCTTCTTCCAGTTTGTATGGAACCTTCACTTCTTTTTTGTTCTGGTTAGGCTGATTTAACAGCCCACCAATAAGATCAAATATGTTCATAGGCTTTCTTTTTAATCCCAGGTTTGAAATTTACTAAGGAATTCTGCTGCAAGCGGCAGTGCCGGATTATACATGCAGTCTTCTATTTCATATGATAACACATCTGGGACATCATCGAACCCTATGGTTTCCCTCCTCCATATCAGAGAGTCGTAAACAGGCCCTCTTCTAAGGAAGTCTCTAAATTCGTACTCCAAGCAGTCCGGGAATTGATTGATGAAGAATGTTCCGAATTTAAATTTTGCGTCATGGTTATACTTCGGCAGAGACCAAGTCATAAACTTGTTCAAAGCGTTATTCCAAAGTGTCGGCCAGTTATCCTCGAGGATGGACCAATAACGGGCGTTCATTTTGAAATGTATCTTCAATTCAAGTCTATATAGAATATCATCCCGTATTAAGTCATACGAGCCCTTCCATTCCTTCTTGAATACTCTGTCAAAAGTCAGGTAAGACCTTGTTAACCTTGACATGATATGGTTCATCTTCGCCGTATTCTTAAGGCCAGCGTTCAATTCTTTTTTAGTAAAATTGGCCAGCTCGTTAACATACGAAGATTTAAAAACCAGCTCATCTCCAATAGGCTTATCTAGCCCCTTTTGGATTCTGCACTTATTGATTTTCTCGCGCCGCTTACGTCGTGCTTTAAACTTACGCTGGGCTCGATAATATGCAGACCAGTCTGTTACATATGGAACTTGTCCATCGTATTTACCGACAATAGCTGTTTTGCTCATAACTGCATAAATTTAGTCAATGAAGCCATAGGGTTCTTGCCATAATTGCGCTGAAAGGTTTTCTCTTTACGAGTTAGCAAATCCAATGCAAAGTTGACAATTCTTTTAGCCAGAATAAGCATACTTTGGAATGCTAAGATTCCAAGAAACTTAGAGAGTGACAACATAAATAATACCAAGGATTGCTTTGCTTGTATCTTTCTATGCTAATTTTGAAAGGCGAATCCTATAACCTTCTAAATCAGTTCGGGCCGAGAAGACAGGCTCAATTCGGAATTCATATCCGCAGCATCTATCATAACCGGTTATAAAATTGATTTCTGCTACGGGATTCCAGGCCAGCTTCAAATCCCATTCAAGAGGAGTGCCACAAATATGGCAACAACTCATAAGTGCTTCTTCTATTGTATCGAATATAGCACCATCTTCAGCATCTATATAAACAGGAGTCATACAGATACCATACTTTCAAAAGCTTCTTTAAGAGAAACAAGATAATGGTTAGAGGAGTCGTTTTCAATATTCACGACACCTTCTACACCTTCTCCGATTCCCCATTCAGACATGTGTTCAGAGAACTTAGACACTTCGCGCTTCTCTTTAGGATCAACAATACGGATAACTCTCCCGCCGCTATTGATCACATAATCACGCTCATTATCAAAACGAATATCAGACACAATAACTACATCGTAGTCTCCATATCGTTCTGAAATTCTTTTGTCTAAGATCTTAACCCAGATATCCTCAGATATCATATGTCTGCCCCAGTCAGTCCCAAGGCTTTGGAGAATCTCTCTTAAAGAAACTCCAAAACCGTCTATCGGGTCTTCCTTGCTTCCACGACGATAAATATCATCAACATCAAAAATAGGTCTAACCATATCTCTAACTGCATCAGCAAAAGCAACCTTTGCAATTTTTAGGTTAGGATATTCTTGAATAATATGGTCGGCTGAAAAGTCTTTACCACTGTGGGCCTTTCCAGCGAAGCCCAATAGAAACGGTTTCTTCATTATTATTATTACCTTATTTAGATTTAGAAAGAATTTTTTCTTCCAAATCAAAAATGTCCAAAATGCCTACACGGCAATACAGTTCTGCATAAACCTGAAGATTTTGGAAATCCTCTTTTGTTACCTGCTTGCAAAACTCAGAAATGGCATCAGTGATTCTGGCATCTGCCTGTTCTGGACGCCAAAGATATGCAAAGCCTATTCTTTCGGCAACATGTCGGTTATACTCTCTAATCATCTTTCGAGGGTCGTTCAGGATATCAAAATTCGCATAATGAATACCATTCGACCTAATGAGGCATTTCAATGTCTCTTCTGCGGTTCGAGCCGGAACAGAGTATCCCTCAGAAATTGCACGAACGGCATCTAGGTGAAATTTGGGATCATTAGCAATAGCTGCCTTTAGTTCTTTTAGCAATGTTTCTTTTGACATTTTTTAAATCCTTATTGAACAGGATGTCCTTCTACAGCTACAATCTTGCAGAAGCCCCATGTGTCATCTACCTCAATATCCACGTTAATAGTAGAAAAGGCAGACCGTATTGCATCTTGCTGCTCTTCATTAAACATAACAGCACAATGGTCCAAAGAAGGAATTTGTCCTTCTTCCATTTTAAATTTGCATCTTACTAGCATGTTAAACCTTAGCAATATGTAGCTGTAAAAATTAACCTAATAGTCCGTTTAAAACAGCAATAAGACCGGCAGCTTTGCGCTTACTGGCACGTTGATCCAAAGCAGCTTGATGACGAAGCAACTCTTCAAGGGGAGAGACTTCTTCCTCTTTCTCTTGCTCCAGTTTATCCAGCATACCAGCAAGCGTAATTGCGCCGATAACTTTCAAAAACTCTTCAAAGTCTTTTTGCTCTTTGTCGTCAACTTCTTCCAGCAAGTCTTCAAACAGGTCTTCTGTTGGAACAACTTTGACTGGATTTTCTTTTTCTGCTTTACGCAAATAGCCCAAACCATCTACGGCATTGCTTCGTTCTGCAGCACGATGGGCTGCTAAAATTTTGGTGATATCACCAGCGGATACATTATGAATCATTAAAGTTTACACGCTACACAATCGTCTTCATCGTCTGTGTTTGAATCATCAGGGACTTCGATAATTTTACCGTCCATAATATCAGATGATTGACCATCATAATTATTATTATAATACATGGTCTTACCGCCCAATAGGTAATGGAGATAAATGTCCCACGATACAACAGATGCAGGCACCTTGTTGTTCGGATAATTCTGTTTGTTATAATATGTGTTAACAGAAATAGCCTGGTCGGTATATCTCTGAATAACAGCATAAGTTTTAATCAGCGCCTCATTAGACGTATGATCCCAAACGCGGTCATACTTATCTTTAAGCCGCGCCAATTCAGGCACTACAAATTTAGCCTGTCTATTCTTGCCGCCCTTGGAAATAATCAATTCCCGTATTGGTTCAATACCATTAGTAGTACCAGAACCAGAGATCTTAGCACTTGTTTCAGCAGGGAACATAGCAATCATAGAGGCATTTCTAACACCATGCTTAGCAATTCTAGCACGGAGACTAGTCCAATCTAATTTCTCTTCATAATTAAACAAAGAGTCATACATGGGAGTAGTCATATCTTTGGGAAGCTTACCTTCCGCCCATCGAGTATCAGCGTATGCATCACAAGCACCACGCTCTTCAGCAAGACTAACAGAAGTACTAATAATTCCATAAGAGAAATGCTGCATCCATTCATCTAACAGTTCATAGCAATTGGAATATTTCTTATCATTCTTAGCTAACCAATATGCAAGACCTGTAATGCCAATGCCAATAGGCCTGAACAATCTGTTATGTTCCTCGGCCGCCGGGAAAGGATGCTCTTGGAAATCTAACAAATTGTCAACAGCACGCATAGTCACATAAGCTACACGTTTCAAATCTTCAGGGTTATCAAAAGCCCCAAAGTTAATGCCGCTAAGATTGCACAGAGCAATTAAGCCTTCTTGTCTGTACGTCTTAGTTTCGGAGTCATATACTCGATTCAGGCTTTCAGTTGGTAAAACAATCTCAGCCAATTATTGTTACACAGATTAAATCTGTGGTATGGTCATTTCTGCCATACTCCCTGCATCACTGCAGGGTTCGGACTATATCATCATCCTACTTTTCGGTAGGAGTGCGTCGTGCGAATGAAGCTACCTTATAATTAAATGACGGCAAGACATAATCTCTAATGCCATACATAAATTTTTCAATGTCTTTGGTCCGCAATCTTAGATGATAATAAGTTTTACCCTTATAGGTTTGCTTATTAATATTGAACTCTAGGTCAAATTTTTCTTTGAAAAGCTTCTTGAGAAGAAACTGATCCCCATAAGACAAGCGCTTCATATTTAAAGTGACACTATATTCATCTGATTTTGAGCCTCTCCTAATTGCATTTGGAGAATTTCTGTCGACAACTCTAAAACATCCGTCACACATATGCATAATTGCCAAGCATTCCCAATCTATCATTTTTAATAAATGAGGATAAATGCCTTTATATCCATCAATATATAGCCGCGAATGTAGCTTTGTAAATAATGGGTGACTCCTGCTTATCAGATTTGTTTGAGGATTTTTACATGGGTTCTTGACTTTTGTCTTGTTTACAGATGTAACATGTTCAATCGTTTCTTTTACCCAGTCTATATAGTCCTCATGCTCGGTTAGCATATTCATAGCAAAGTAGGCGTTATGATTTGGGCCGCGTTTATACAAGCCTCCGTCTACAAAGCTAAACATTGAAATTAATTTTATAAGTCTTCTTTTATTCATAGTCTCTACACAGCCCATAACGGGTTAGCACGGTATTGTCTTTAAGCCAAAGAGTTTCACCGTTTTTAGACGCATTTGCATTAAGCATTACTACTTAATGGTGCACAAATTTACACAAATTAGATTGTTTAATCGGATATTTATCCGTATTGTACATAGAATGACGGTTGATATTATCCGCAAATCCTACATACACTCGACCAGTGCCGAATCTTTCTTCCACCAATAGGTCCATAAGGTGTCGGGCATTAGTAGTACCAACAGCCTCACCTTTATTCATTGCTCTGGTGTAAGCATCACAAAAATGAGAATCAGAACAGCTAGAATAAAAAGCATCATAAACCTCTTTGGAGATGTGTGGTGAGAACAGACCAATATCTCTATTTTCTGCCGCGGCCTTAAGCATAAAGCCGTTCAAGAATACAGAGTGATCAGAGTGCTTCATAGACTCAGAATCTTTCTTCATATTGTTTTTATAAAGAAGTATTTCTTCAACATCTGGATGTAGGCCCCACCAGTTAAATGTCAGTGAGCCCTTCCGAATCCCGCCTTGTGAGCAGGAAAGTGCGCTATACTCAATAGATTTAGCATGATATAGTGCTCCACTATTAATAGCAGCACCATTACGAATTGCAGCATTGCGCTCTCTTAGTTTGGATGAACCAATACCAAGTCCGGCGCCCAGTGTTGCATATTTACGAGCAGCAGTAGCAGATTCGCCTATTGAATCAATTGAATCTCCAGACTCAATCAAAACACATGAACTAAAACTACGAGTAGGTTTCCTCAAATTTGCAATATGAGGAGTGGGAACATTTACCCGGCCAAGAGACATATTGTCATAATGCTCTTTAACAAAGCTTAGACGATCTGTATAAGCATCACCTTCGTCATTGATAAAGTACATCATGGCTGCAACCATATACGAAACTTGTGGGGTCTCGTAATATTCTTTGGTCTTAGCATTCTTAGCTAGATATTTACCTTCCCATTCGACCGCGCCGGAGATAGAATACATCATATCTCTATTGTGATCGATTTGTTTGTTCAGCCATTCAATTTCTTCTTCAGAATACTTCTCAAGAATAATCTTGTCATAAATACCAAGCTCTGTATTGCGCTTAATGATTTCATACAAATGCTTAGGCTCAAAATCACCATAAACATATTTGCGCATATTACAAAGCAAGATGCGGCCGGCAACAATAGCATAATCAGGATGTTCTTCATCAATCAGATTATTAGCACTCGTTAACAATGCCCCATTGATTTCTTCAGTAGTAATCCCATCATAAAACATAATGTTGCTATTGACAGCAATTTCAGAAACAGAAACGTTGTCTAACCCTGCACATACAAAACCAAGAAAAGAATTAATACGCTCAGGGTTATAAGGAACAACGTCACCGTTACGTTTGGTAACGTTGAATCCCATATTAAGCCTCTTCCAAGTTAAGTGCCTTAACAAGCTCTACAACTTTAGCACGGAGGTCTTTAAATTCTACATACTCATAAGAGCCCGTGTCGTCACGATCAATGAAGATTTGAGGAACAGAACGAGGCTCAGGTTTTCCCATCTCTTCGAATCGTTTCTTTAGTTCTTCCATTTCTGCTTTATCGGCATCAACATAAGTCTTTTCAAAATAGAAGCGTTTATGCTTGTCGATATATTTAGTACCCAGGCTCTCCAAAATTGTAGTAGCCTGAACACATTGCGGGCAATTGGATTTGGAATAAATCAAAACCTTCATTGATTTTTCTCCGATTTAAATTTGTTAAACGCAGTGAGAAGCTCATCGTAATTCGTTTGAGACTTATCAATAATGCCGCGCTCGTAATCTGTTTTCTCTGCCTCTTGTGGTGCAACTTGCTCTTTCTCCTCGCCATTCCAGGCAGTTACCCAAGGAATAGGATTCTTGGTTACAGATTGCAGACCACACAACTCTTCCAATGGTGGAAGGTTGTATCGTTTCAATCTAGCAGTTGCCAGATAACGTAGATACTCTTCAAGGATTGCTTGGTTAAAGGCAAAAATTTCACCTTCTTTGAACAGGTATTTACACCAGTCAAGTTCCTCCATAATGGCATCTCGCCATATTTCTTCAATTGCACGTTTGACATCTTCCTCTTCAGACACCATAAGGAAGTCGATATCATCGACAGGAAGAATACTTAGCAGGTTATTTGTAATTGCGACGTGAATATTCTCATCCAGTAATGTTCAATAGGGTTCGCTACTTCCCTACCAGCTTATTAAGCTTCTGCATATCGCTATGCAGCTCAGACTATATCATTATCTCCGTAGTGGAGATATCTGGCTTTTCGAGTGCCAATAGCTTGCACCCTACGCCTTTCGGCTAGTCGTTGCCCTACTTTTCAATAGGTCAGGATTGTCTACTAGAGATGTTCCCTGAATTAACCAGATTGTTCGACTAGGGTCGCCCCTAGAAGCCGCCATGTGTTAACGGTTAATGAGTTTAATAATACGCGCAAGTCCGGGTAATTTACCCATTTGTCCAAAGATGAAGCTACATGCAAAAGAAACCTGGAATCGAATAGACTCCAAAGCATTCGCAGTGTGCAATGCAAGCCATAGAGCCCTTACAGCATCAATACGCTCACATCTGCCTTCATAGTAATCTTGAACTTTTTGAATAGCATCATCATAATATTTGCAGATACTATCTTTACATTGGACAATCTCTTGAATGTCCATAACAGTATCCAAGGTTTCTTTCGGGTTCACAAAAGACTGTTGGATAATGTGAGTGTAAGAGAAGGAATGCAGACAGTTTCCAGTAATAGAAGGAATGTTGTTGTACCGAATAACAAACGCGCCGGTAGGAACGGTCAAACAGTAAACCTTACCCTTGTATTGCTCATAAGTCTTAACAACATTATCGCCACGAACAACATCGTCACCTACAAACTTAACAAGATAACCATTCTCAGAAGGCTCAATTACAACATGAATACCAGCCAATGTTAACAAGGCCTGAATATCATCAGCAATCTCTTTTCTTTCAACCCAAACATAGTCTGAGTCATCATGAGATACCATTCCCATTTCCATAATAAGATTTTGGAGTTGGAATCCCTTGAAGTAATTCATCGAAGAAAGAGGAAGTATATCAGTAAGGCGATCACAATAGACATTTTCAATCGCTCCTTCCAATTGGAATTCAATACGGTCGTCAAAGGTATAGCTTGGTTTTGCTACTTTGCTCAGCATCGCCGCGGCATATTTGTTACGACCATAGAAATGCAATTCATCAGGAATACCTTCATCGGTTTTAAGTTTATAACCCAAAACCGTTGCAATGATTTTAGCTTCCGTCATATTATCAAAGACAAAATCAAAATCATCTTCGTCAAAGACAGAGCCAGTCAAAGGCAGCTCAACACTTGCATCAGGCTCAAAATCACCAGCTTCAACAAAACCAAAATCACTATGGTCATCAGTCTCTACAAAAGGCATACGGTGATTCTTAGTAACGAACTGCTCATAGCTCCCGTCTTTAGATTTAAAGCGAATCAGCTCTTCGTCTTTATCGTAGACATGAATCTTCTCGGGACGGGCCCAATATAATCCCCTATTGGTAGGACGATATTGAGCAACCATAGTTTCCATAGTTACATCTTTGATATCAATCCAACCTTTATCAGTAAGAACCTCAGTTCCCTCAGCAAAACATTCAAACAAAGACCAAGTCTGAATCACACATTCAAGACTAGGATCCGCAACCGCCGGATTAAACACAGCAGTAGGAGCACGCCCCATAATAGAGTCCAACAAAATCTGACGCTTAATATTCGAAATAACAATATGCTCTTCCGCTTTAGTAAGCAACGGAAAATTAGCTCTGTCATTGGTCATATCGATTTCTTCAGGACGCCAAATCTTTTCAAGCTGCATAGTAAACAAATCCAAGATATTTTTATATCTCGGATTATCAAAACGCTGGACCGTAGCACCCTGGCTCCGGTCCAAAAATAATGTCTTAGGAAATAATTCTTTCCCAAATACTGTACCTGTCATACTAAGTATTCCTTTTAATTATTGTAGTAGGAACATCTAAATTGCAATTAAGCAATAAAGGTCGGATGCAATAAACGCATCCGTCCCGCTCTTGCCCGCCCCAACCCGCCTCCCCCGCGGCCCCCCCCC